AATGCTTAAAAATAAATTTTTAGTAAAATATGATGAATCATTAAAATATTATTCAGTTAGAGAGAAAATAGGCGCAACATCACTTAGTAATACAAATGAAATAGATATAATAATACTTACTAATAAATGGCCAAATGGTTATGTTATAGAATGCAGATGGCAAGGTTCAAATGGGTCAACCAAAGACAAAAACCCACTTTTAGTAGATAAAATGATAAAATACATGGAATTATATAATATGTCAGGTATGTTATTATTGGGTGGGTGTAAACAAGATAAAAAACTTATCAAACATATGATAGAAAAAATAAAAGAAACTTCAGTGAATATACAATTATCTAATGTTCGGAAATTTAACACGAAATTATTCAATAATTATTTTTATTGAGCAATAACCAATTGATTTGTCTAATAATATTTTGTAACCTATTACTTGACTTTTGTAACCTAATTTGATATAGTATACCTATACTTAAATGACGGAGAATTACCCAATGTTAAATCCTAAAATGGTTCCAGTATTAAGATTTGTATTTTTTACTTATGTCGGCCTGCTTATATTAGGTCTTGTTCTTCCCAATCTAACCGTTGAGGGTGTTGCAGAAGCAATTTTAAAACCCATGTTTGTGGATTTCCCATATTTCTTATTTGTGAAAATTTATGGTTTTTCTGAATATTTGCACAATTTAGATTATTCTGAATATGGTGTGATTAAGACGTTTGGGTGGATGTTGGCATGGTTGGGATCTATGGCCGCTACCCTTGCAGTTCCTGTATTTTATGTAGGTTATTTAATATTCTTTTGTTGGGCATCAGTGACATCAGTATTCCCGCGTTTTGGTTTTGGTATTATTAATGTTCTAGGTGCTGAACAATCACCAACTATGCAAAATCTTGGTCATGTAGTTATGGGACGTGCTACACTACAAGATACCATTGATGTAGAAGTTCAAGCCAATGCAATAGCAGAAGCATTACGTAAAAAAATAACATAACCGTTAAGCAGCTAGGTATGATCCTAGCTGCTTAATAATTTGGATGTGGTGATTTTAATTCTATTTCAAGACGTTTACTGACATAATCAAAAGCTATTTCACGCTCTACATAAGACATACCATAAAGTATATGTTCATATCTCATGCCACCCCGCATAAAATAAGCCAGTTGTACAGAATTTTTAATTAATACACTAACTTCACTATTTAATCGTTTATACATTGCTGAGATTTGTTCGGGTGTACCAGATCTCAGCATTAGATAAAAAAACTTATTGGGTTTATTGGACTTTCTATTTCAATATCTGCATCACAATCTTTACATTTAGCGTGGAATGTAAAACTTGGTCCAAAATCAGAAGCATCTTCAATAGTTTTAGATAAATGTTTTAACCAGCTTGATGGAATCTTTTTAATCCATTCCTTTATTTTATTTTCGTCCGTTATTCCGTCTACAGAAAAAATAACACTTTTAATAATAAAAACAGTCATTTCTAGTTCTTCTTCTGGTGTTCTGTCATCACCAGGTTTTGCTTCCTGATACATTTTAATTACATCCTGAAACTTTGATGGGTGTAATTTAACAATTTGGCCATTATCTAGTTTAACTGTATATGTACTACCAACCGTAGTAGGATCTATTTTCTTTGTGTTTTGTAAGGAATCTGTAATGTTCATAACATATGAATTACTTTTTGCCCCTTCACAATCATGTTTATAACTAATTTCCATTGTTTCCCCATATGTTACTTGTCGTAAACATACTAATAGAAAATCAACATCTTTGGCTAATAAATCTTTAGGTTTTATGACTTCAGGGATACATCGCTGAAATACCTTATTAACTGCCTCTCCTGAGAATAAAGCATCTGGTGTACGCATTAATATTTCATCATATGCACTCATTGGGTGAACATGAACTTCGCCTAATTCAACACTATCGTGCAACTCACCGTTGTTATAAAATAACCCTCGTGACGGCATCTGGAAGGTGCTACCGGGCATTTCCACCCTTTCTAATAGTGGATTGACATCCATACTATCGTTAACATGTTTCATAGGTTGTTGATCCTGTACATGTTCTTCTAATTCTGACATATAATTCCTCCATATAATATATTCTATTTATAGTTGTATTTATAGTCGAAATTTAACTAATTCCATATAGAATAAATAGATAAGACAGATAATTAGGTGGTTTAGCCAATGGCAACAGGTGAAGAAGTACTAGAACGGTTAGCAGAATTAGTCGCACAGAAATCGGGCGGTAGTTTTGGTGCAGCTATGCGTGATCAACAGCTCGCTGCAAAGAAAAAACAAGAAGATGATAAACGCTCCAAGGCAAATAAAAAAGCAACCGAAGAGATGGATGATCTTGCTGAAGCGGCAGATGGTGCAGGTAATAGTATAAATGATAATACAGGCGAAGTAGAAAAAAATACCAATAGGCTTATAAATTTCGGCTCGGCTGTAAAAAACATCGCGCGTGACTTTGTTAGATTAGGTGAGCAAGAAGCTAGGTTTGCTATGCAAGCTGCAACCGCCGACGCTGGTTGGATTGAAGGCGTTACAAACATGGGTATTTCACAACTTGAATATATGAAGTTGTTAAAAACTACCAGAGTAGAAAATCTTGCCATGGCATCCGCAGGTGTAGATTTTAAGAATTCCCTATTTGCATCTCAAAAATCACTTATTGGATTAACCGCTAGTACCGCAGAAGCTGCAAGAGTTTCTGGTATGTTTCATAAAAACATGGCACGTGTTGGTGTATCACAACAAAATCTTGGTGATGCAGTTTTACAACAAACAAAAATATATGAACAAAATTATCGCGCTCTTGGATATTCAGCTGAAGAATTTGCAAACTTAACAGCTGAATTAATTAATGATCAGGGCATGCGTGATATTCTTTTAACATTACAAGAGAAAGAACGCAAAGCTTACGTTTTAGGTATTCAACAAAGAATGGCAGAATATCAAACTATGGGATATACTATAGAACGTGCTAAAGAATTACAAAAAACGTTCCAAGCATTGCATGGAATGGACCCCAAAGAACGTATGAAACAAGCAGCTAAAAAGCGGGCAATGATGGGTGCAATGGGTATGGGCGGTGAAGCTGCCGAATTATTTGACCTTGAAATACGTTACAGAACTATGACCGCCGAACAGAAGAAAGATGCAGATATTCGTATGGCACAAATACAGGCCGATGCCGCTAAAGCATATGGTGAAATGTCAGGTGCTGGCTCAAGTCTTGGTCAATCTATGGTTATGCAAGCCATGGCAGCAAAAACAGGGTTTGATAAGGTAGCGCAGACGTTTGAAACTGAAACCGGACAGGGTATGAAAATTGATGAAAAACAGCTTGCCGCAACGAACGAAATTCCTGATGTTATTAAAGGTGCTATAACGGTTATGGATCATTGGGGTGCTGCACAACACAGTGCGTTATTTAGTGTTGGCACAAATATAGTAAAAGAATTGGGTGGTGTTATAATGACCGCCGCCACAATCTCCGCAGGTACTAGTTTGCTTGGAAAAATGGGTGGTATGGGTAAAATGTTGACAGGGGCAGGTGGAATGTTAGGAACACTTGGCATTGGTGCAGCAGGAGTCGGTGCAGCAGGAGCAGCAGGTTATGGTATTGGTACGTTATTAAACGATATTTTAATGCCAGATGATGGTGAACAACAACGTGGTTTAGGTGAAGAAATTGGTAAATGGCTTGCGGATTTTGTACATTCGACAGATAACACTGAACTTGATGAAAAAATAAAAAGACAAGCAGAGATAAAACAAAAAAGATTACAACTCAAAGCAGAAGGATTTGTTGAAACGCCAAGGGGTATGAGAAAGAAATCTGATGCGAAAGCAGCAGAAACAGCACCATCCGCAACTATGACCACACCAACACAAACAGGAATAGACAAGTCCAAACAAAAACAAGAAGAGCACAATAAAGAACTTTTGTCTACACTTAAAGATTTAAAGACTTATTTAAAGAGTATGAGTGATCAAACAAGCGCACAGGCAATGGCTGTGGCTAAGACTGCTGATGCTATAACTAAAAATATAGAATATAATAAACTGGCCGCCGTCAATAGAGTTCAATAACCCCCACGATATAAACAATTAAGTTTGTACTACCACTTTTTTGCATGATAAATAATAAAAACAGTAATTAGTATACCAACTTATATAGGAAAAATACATAATGGCAGCAAAGTGGAACGGATATTTTAAAATTGTAACACCACAACCTTCCGCAACGAAGATGACCGACAGCCAAGAAATGGCCGATGCGGGCGCATATAACAATTATACATGGTATCAAAGACTTATACAAGGAAGTGCAAGCCGTATGACGCGTTATCGCGAATACGATTTAATGGACAATGATATTGAAGTGGCACGCGCACTTGACACAATTGCAGAAGAAATGACTGGTAATAACCCTAAATCAAAAGAACCTTTATTGCTTGATATTTTAACAGAAGATGAAGATAACGTAGAAAGCACAGCAGTTTTAACATTAAAAACAGCATTACGACGATGGGGGCAGATGCATGATTTTCCAAATCGTCTATATCGAATTGCAAGATTAACCATAAAATATGGTGATGTGTTTTTCAAAAAAGGTGAAAAAATTCACGATAGTTGGCAATTTGTTCATCCTAAAAATGTTATAGCAGCGGTAGTTGATCAACATGATGCTACTAAAGTATTGGCATGGCAAATTAAAAAGGATATAGAAAAACCTCGAACAGGTGGATATTCTATGCCTATTGGAGCAAAAGAAGATACTGCTCATGAAACTGAAATCGTAAAATCTAATAAAATTATACGTTTTTCTTTAAATGATGATATGTCGGATACACAACCGTTTGGTGAATCTGTTCTTCGCCCTGTTTATCGTTCACATAAACAAAAAGAATTACTTGAAGATGCTGTTATCATTTATCGCGTTCAACGCGCTCCAGAACGTCGTGTATTTTATATTGATGTTGGTAAGATGCCACCTACGCGCGTTAAACAATATCTTGAAGGTATAAAAAATGAAATTCGTCAGAAAAAAATTCCTACCTTAAATGGTGGTCAAAATGATGTAGATGCTGTATACAATCCACATTCCATGAATGAAGATTTTTTCTTTGCTTGTCTTTCAATGAAAACTAAAGTAGATCTGCTTGATGGTAGATCGCTATCTATAGATGAATTACGTGAAGAATATGAATTAGGTAAAGTGAATTGGACGTATTCTGTTGATCAAAGCACCGGTAAGTTAATTCCAGGCAAGATTGATTGGGCTGGTTATACGCGCCGTAACGCTGAAATGATGCGTGTTTATCTTGATAATGGTGAAACCCTTGATGTAACACCAGATCATAAATTTGTTCTAAGAGATGGTTCGGAAGTTGAAGCACAGAATTTGACATCAGAAATGTGTTTAATGCCATTATACACGAAGAAAGTTAGAACTAATAAGAAGCAACCCCAAGCGAAATATGAAATGGTACTGGATAATGTTACAGGTAAGTGGAAATTTACTCATCTTGAAATTATGCCTAAAGTATTGAACGATAGTGTAATTCATCACCGTGATTATGATCCATCTAATAATACACCATATAACCTTATAACATAATTTCCATTAATATGAATATCAGATACATCTATTGGCATAAAATAAATCTTCTTATTTTCTGATAATGTTCGTTCGATTATTGTAGATAATGATTTATCACGCATAACTTATGATCAAGCACTGGAACGTGGTTTTTTGTGTGTTGACACAATCAATACAAAGTATGGAAATTTTACGATTAAATATGCTAACCCAATGGATTTTGAAAGTATAAAGCAAAATTTAACACAGAATGCTTTTGCTGGTGAATACTTTAAAGATATGAAATTCTTAAAAGACCAGTTAAAAGGTCTTGTGTGGTTGGATGCTGGTGCAAGAATGGGTTTATTTGACGTAGGACATGATTCTGAATTGTTTACCGT